GCGGATACTAGTCGACCGTGATTACCACCCTGAATTCGGGAAGCCACTCCGGTACTCTGTGGGTCAACCCATGGGCGCAAAGTCATCCTTCCCTATGCTAGCTTTGTCGCATCATGTAGTTGTACAACTTGCAGCTAAGCAGGCCGGGCACAAGGGCCGTTTCTCTGGGTACGTGATCATTGGAGATGACATATCCATATTTGACACTAACGTTGCCATTGCATACCAATCTATAATAGCCCGTCTGGGGGTTAGTATCAATCTCGCGAAGTCCGTGGTCCACACAGCAGGTTACTTGCCAGCCGGGGAGCTAGCAAAACGCTTATTCCTAAACGGTTACGAGGTATCAGCAATTCCAGTAAAACTGATTGCTAAGATGGCGACTGCGCCTATACATGTGTCCACATTACAGGACCACTTGCTAGAACGGGGAGCTTTTAAGGACACTAAGTCCACTCTTATTATGTTAACTGGTACAGTAGACCCAGAGACAGGTCGACGTTTGTTGGCTCTGAATGCACTGCCTTCTTCGGTAACGGGTATGAAACACCCTCATGGCCCATTGGTAGAGACTCTTTCAGTTGGGGCGATGTATCCAGAGAGACCTGTTACGACTTCAGATCTGGAGGAGGCTTACTTATACACTGCTGTCGTCGAGCAGGTTAAGAGACTAGACGCACTCATCAATGAGACGGGGATTATACAAGGGATTGTCGAGATGAAGGCAAACACCCGTCTGGCTGCAAGTTACGACTCTAAGGGGCTTACTTACTTGACTGATGTTATGTCTGCAAAGAGTGCGGTTTTACCCACACTTAAAGCAAGTCATCCGTTTGTAAAGGCAGTTGCTGCTGAGACCTCCCGCGTGTCGTCTTTGTTGGCCACCTTGAGAGGCGGAACCACTTCGATTGCTTCTATGGCAAAGGCCGAGTTACTAGACCGCTTCCGTAATGCGATTGCTGACGTGTTTGACCCATTCACTCGTGACGACTCTCCTATACCATCTTTCACTATTATGAACAAGGCGCTGGTGTCCTTGGATACTCTTATCCTTGATAAGGAGGGTAAGAAACTGGAGTTCTCGGTTCTTGTCAAGAGCCTATCTCGTCACTACTCAGTTGTATGGATAAGGGGCGTAGGGGTGTACGTGAATACAGTGAAGTCGAAGGTTGAGCAATCTTTCGGGGTTCTTGAGTCACTCGCTGTGCTTTCCGCTAAAGCGATGTACCTGTCGCCGCGGAAAGACCGCTCATTAGGGGCCCGAATCAGAGTCACGGATAAAGCCTCACAGGCTAAGGGAGTGCTAGTGGAGTCTAAGCCAGAGGTCACGGACCAGTAACTTAGGGCCTTCACCTAATCCCAACAAAACGGGGTCTGTACCTTTGTGTAGGACAGGGCAATTATTATTTGGTAAAGCAAATTTTTAATTGGTAAAATGGATAACCCCATTTCGTT